TGGGAAACCCATACCTAGTCAGTGCCCCCACAGTTATATCGGATCATACTGTGACATTTAAGCCCGATCGAAAAATATTGGTAAAAAATGGACTACCTAAGACAACTCATGCAGAACTTCATCGGAGGAGAACCAGATGAACTACCAGAAGAACAAGCTGTTGAACGTGAAACCCAGCTTGACCAAATAATAAACACTCTGGACCGACTCCGACGAGTTCAACAATTGACTCACGAGATAGACGATGCTAGGACAGCACCCATACCGCAGGGCGAAACAGCTGAAGAAAGAGTCCTGCGGGGAGTCCGGGCACAAGCAGAGGTCATAGAACACCGCCAAGTCATCGACGACAAGACTACACCACCCAGCGTTGATGATTGTTATGCTTTCTTAAAAACTAGATGTGAAGGCAAATTAGTTGATGGAACCTACAACGCATATTGTGCAGCGTTGATACGACAATATTTTGCAACTCGAAAACCGGTCTCAAACAAGATGGAATACGCAATCATGAACTCAGTCATGAACATGCACCTAATAAACATCAGACCACAATACGACTACGACTTGCATGATATACTCCGATACAACGACTGCATAAACTACGTTCAAAGGAAAACCATCCGCATATTTAACCAGATCATCGAAATTCCATTCACCCGCATAACGCTGGAGGATTTAAACATCTTCAGACCCGCTGCTACCTCACGCCCGATCAACTTCCTATGGAAACTGTTCCTGGCATTATCACTAATCATAATCGCCTACTACGCCGTACACTTTATCACCCTCCCATTTACGCTCCTCACGACTTTTACTACTACGCACAATCAGCCACAACAACCATCGCAGCCTATCATAACCGCCACCGACCCATCATATTACCAGACTATAACCCATCTCATTTCAACGTGGACAACATCTTCGACAAGTTCAAACGACGACTACAGCCATGGACCTTTGAGCAGTATATATCATCAATGGATAGCCCCCGCAAGCGAAAGTTTTACCAGGACGCTTACACTAGTATACTACAAGGACGCAAAACCAGCTCTGGAATCACTCCTTTCACTAAGCTGGAGAAAATGTCAACATCTAAATACAAAGCTCCAAGACTTATACAAGGAAGGCACCCCACATTTAACTTATGCTATGGACGCTATATCAAACCACTGGAACGCAGTCTCAAAGGCGACCGACACTTTGGCAAAGGAACTTACGACGATATTGGCCGCAAAATACACAAGCTCTCTCGCAAATATAAATACTACACTGAGGGAGACCATACTACCTTTGACTCTCACGTCACTGTCGAAATGCTACGATTATGCCACCGATTTTATCTACGATGTTACAAACAAAGCCCCGAACTACTTAAGCTCTGTAAAAAAACAATTAGAAACAGAGCTGTTGCCCGCAATGGAGAAAAGTATACAGTACGCGGCACAAGAATGTCCGGCGATGTGGACACAGGCTTTGGAAATAGCATCATCAATTATTACATCATCAGGCATGCTCTTAAACGACTTCATATCGACGGTGATGCGATTGTCAACGGAGACGATTTCATCATATTCACAAACATTAAAATCTCAACAGCAGAATTCACAAACCTATTACGGGAGTACAATATGGAAACAACTCTTGGTAATAGTGTTGATTCTATACACCAAGTTGAATTTTGCCGTTGCAGATTGGTTTATCATCCCGACGGCCATCCCACAATGGCCTTTGACCCGCATCGACTAGAAAAAATATATGGATGTAGCAACATACTATATCCAAAAAAAAAAAAATATGAGGATTATCTAAAAACCATACAACACGCAAATCATATGATAAACCTCAATTCACCCATACATAATGACTGGCAACTACTCATCGACGACGACACCGCATTAAAGCTCATGACGCCACAACTCAAACGCATCTACCATAAACAACATTCTAACCGTGTATATACTTGGGATTACTTAACACCATCATTCATACAAGCATATCCCAATTATAAGACAAGAAAAAAGCCATTCCCCTTGGCGCGGACGATCCCTCAACAACGACAATTGCTCATAAATCACAACACACGCGAATTAATCACTCTTTAGACTAAGCACGGAATACCAATAACAGTATTATGCCACACAGTATTAGTAGCAACGGGTCGCGGGACCCTATGTAAAACGGAACCTAAATTAGTGCCTTGGTCAACCGTTTCCGCATT